ATTTCGTGCCCTTTCGTTTAAGGGTTGTGAAATTAGTCGTCCCTGTTAAAGCTCCTTCCATAGCTTGATCGTGACTCGCGCCCTGGCGAATTAAATAATGGTAAGCGCCCTGCTGGTCTACACTCAGATCGTCAACCTGCAGCGACTGCTTCTCCAGTTCCTTTGTTTGTTCGTCCGTCAAGAGTGCCGGATCAGGAACATATAAATCTTCTGCCGTGATGCCTGTACCAGAATCGTCGAGCTCTTTTTGTAGCGCTTCATTACGCTCAATCTGATCCAGCACTGCTGCCTCGAGGTTTTCTGGATTCATATTGCCCTTTTTTTTAGTAAGCGCTTTTGTAACGCCAATACGTCCAGGGTTATATTCAAGTTTGAACGGAGTGCCATCAGGAGCTGAAACATACCCCTGGTTATGCCACTGTAAATAATACTCAACTGGCTGCCCTGGACCGTCAAATATAGGGACCAGTTTCATTTTCCCGTCCCGTAGTAATTCTGCAACCAGGTTAGGTGGAGTGAGCACACCACCATCAGGATCAAATTCTAATGTGCCGCCCTGGGCGATGATCTCCTCGCCTGTAATACTCTGCAGCCACTTCTCGACATCATCCCCATCCATGCCGCGTTTAGGCACAATTATGTTGTACTGTTCATCCCTACCGAATGCAGAACCTGTCCACCTCATCTGCACGATGCCACCAGTAAGATCGCTCATTACTTCATTCATTCGCTCCTCATTGATTAGATTATTCGCTGCCCCGTCATAATCTTTTTCAACAAACGATCGCCATTGATACAAATGCCTGGCCGCCTTGAATACATCTTCTGCAACATCAGGAACGTGCTCGAAGGCATCCCCCATCAATAGTGCAACTTCTCGGTTGAATACGGCGTTACTTGGCATTAACGAGTCGACGATCTCTTTCGGCATATCAGCGCCTCTTATGAGGTCCATCGCTGTGGCTGCACCTGTCCCGTTGGTATCGGTAGTTTCCTGTAATAACGCACCGGCGAACCCCCAACTGCTGTCTGACTTTTTATCTAATAGCCTGAGAAACGAACCTGCATCCTCATCTAATCCGCCAACAATTCCATAGACTAATTGCAGCTTTTGGTCAGGTGACAGCACCTCATCCCATTGTGTTTTAATGTCTGCGATTTCATTGGGTGAGAATGGTGGGATTTTGCTCGAGTGAACCCCGTAATGTTGCGCTGCGATTGCCGCTGACTCTTTTCTCGACGCCAGTAAGTCCATAAAGTCTTGTGGTGTGCCGCCTGTTAGCTGGGCAATCTCGACGCCAGGCACCCCATCCTTAACTGCTCGCTCGAGTCCGTTACCGCTGTTTATTGCCGACACGGTATCGTTGTGTATTTTTTCCAGCTTTGTCCGCAATTCGATCTGCCAATCTGCATTAACAGCGCCGAATACCTCTGCCCACGGATGTCCTTCCGGCAGTCCCGCTTCGACGTCCTGGAGCTGATTCAATATCTCGCGCTGTGATCCGCTACCGGTTAGATGCAAGTTCTTGAATGCACTTACGAACGGCATCCCCCATCTAGCTTTTGTGAGCTTGAACTCCTGACCCCTGGCAAACACTGGATCGGCTTCACTTAACAGCTTTATCTGTTCATCTATCTTATCGAGGTTGTCCGGAACTTCACCATAATCGAGCGACTTAACAGCGGAGTCGACTGCGAAACCGACTTCCTTTTTCTGCAGCGCCAGTGCTGTGGCAGCGGCCTTTGTATCTTTAGCATTCAGTGTTGCATCACGGGACCGCATCGACCAGAGCTCTTTCCTGATTCGTTCGTGCAGCTCGGGGTCCAGCGATGTGCTTCCGCCGGCATCTTCAAGACCCATGCCAGCAGATCGACCTTCTTCCCATATCGCCCAATCTTGGCCTTTATCATCTCCTTGATAGTCAAGGTATGTCCATGCCTCATCGTTTCGTATAAGTCTCAGCTCACCTGTTATGTTATTTCTAATAACAGTGTGGGAGAGATTTTTTTCAAATAGCTCATACGCCAGATCGCCAGTGCCATTGATTAGTTCTTGCTCATATTGTTCTTTCGCAATAGCAATAATCGTATCCTCGCGGGCAGCTCGAGCGAGCTTCGCTGCTTGGGTTTGGTCTATCAGGTGACTGTCAACGCCGTCCTCGAGGACCTTGTGCAAGCCAACCACACGATTAGCGACAAGCGGCCAATTACCCTCATCTATTGCGATAGCTATATCATTCTGCTCTGCTTCAATCCTCTGCCCGTATTGATCTAGCTCCCATTCTTTTTTATTTTTATACTCTGCTTTTAGTATTCGACCTCTATGCTCGAGCAGGTACTCGTTCATCTTCTGAGTTGCGAATGCCAGGGTTTCGGGGTCCTGGATTGATGAGAGTGCTGTCTCTCTATAACTCTTTGCTTTTATATCGAATAGCGAAACATCCTCTGGATGCTCGAGCTCGTATTTCATCAAATTCTCGCGCATATCGAGCTGAACCTCTGCCTGGTATGCGATGCGGGCGCCTTTATTGAATGCCTCGTCATATACGGTCGTCCCACCCCGTAACTTGAACTCAGAACCTTCTGGCAACTGCTGCCCATAAGACAGACCGGTTTCATAACCAGACTTTTTGGTTTCGTATTCTTCCTTTTTATACATTCGGTCGGACCAATCACCGAGTATTTGAGAAAGCTGTTTACCCTGGTCGACTGCACCTTTCATTCGCGCCTCGCCAGGCGTGACTCTTGGTTCATACATCGTCGGCGGGCCTGGTGGCCGACCTCCTGGTGCCGGCGGCATGGGTACTGTTGGAGCTGCAGGTACTCCTACGCCCTTGGCATAACTGAAAGGATCAATGCCCCGTGATCCCTGTCGTGCTGGATCGGCCTGGTATCGTTTTGCACCGTTTGCCATGTTAGCCACCTAACTGCTGATAACGATACGCGGAACTGATGAGCGTATTCGCAGCGTTGATATAGCTCGCAGTCTTTGCTTGTCCACCCGATATACGCATCGCCTCGGCCTCGAGCGATGTCGCCTCTCGTTTTGATTCTGCACTCATTCGCGTACCTTCTGCGGCCATGCGGATGCTTTCGGCATCCAGGGCAATTTTCTCTGCGGTCATTTTTGCTTGGTTAAGCCCAGCGGTATATTCCGTTGTCGCGCCGAATCGCAATAACGAAACCCGACTCGACATGAGCTTGACCCGTTCTGCACCAAAGAATTCGAGGTCGACAATCTTCCTGGCTGTATCGGCCTTGTCCCTGGTGTCGTCATAATCGAACTGCGCGATGTCCGCACCCATCATAGCCAGCGGGCTACCGTCGTATGCCTGTATGCCCTGGGCAGTGCGTAGTGCAACCTGACTAGCTAAGGCGCTATTTAATCTCCGTAATCGACTTATTCCACGATCTTTGCCAGCCCGTTCCTCATCCTCGACCTGGCGATTGATCGACAGCATCAATAGCGGTATTTCTTTTTCCTCGAGGTCCGCTGACGCTGTTGCATATTTATATCGATTCTCTGCGTTCTGTGTTATTGCCGCCTCGGCGTCTTGCGAATATATGTCGAACCTGCCGGCGTATTTGTCTTGCCGGTCCGCAAAGGTATCCAACAGTCCCGCTTGTTTTTCGCCGGACTTCTCTATCCGGTCCGCGACTTGATAAGCGCCCTGCGTTGCCTTGCTGCCCGCCCTTGCTTGCATTAAGGCACTACCGACTGAGAATATTGCTGACCAGGCGACCATAATTAAGCCTCTACCTCGATTACTAGACCGAGCAATGTGAACGGTTGCGGGTCCGTTTGTGTGATTGTGACCTGGGCCAATCTACTCCAGCCAAGAATGTGAAGCTCCCTCAATCCTGTAAACGCATCGGGAGTCGCGCCTAATACTGATGTTCCGAATGTGCGATCAGCCAATAGCGTCCCATTCACATAAACCCCCAGCGATTGGTACATATCTGCGACCACACGAACCACCCGCTTGTAATTTGTCAGGATATTGCCATCGGCAAACTGCGATGAGATCGGCATGGTTACAATAGTGACATCGTAATCAATCCCGACCTCGATGATAGTGCCAGCCCTGGCAAGTGTTATCCCACCACTCGATGGAGTTGCATCATCCATGATGGCGCCATCTGCCCGCACTCGACATACTTGTCCATTCAGATGCGCCAGGCCTGTGACGCTGGTACTCGCCGAGCCCAGAGTCTGAAATTTGTTTCCATCGGTATAAGTATCGACGTCTGCTTTCTCCAGGTAATAAACCACTGCGCTGTTAATCGTTCTCTTAACAGCAAACCAGACTTCGGTGTTCTCGATAGTAATTGCCTGGATCGTTCCATTGGTTTCCCATTTGGTCCAGCCGGCAACTTCCTGGGCCCGCAATGTATTAAACACTGCCATCGTGCCATCCGAATTAACTACATACACATAGTTCGCATCCTCTAACGCAGTACCACGCCTGGCGGCCATATCCACCGGCGTCGTGATGAGGTGCGAGGCAAGTAATGTCGAACTGTTCGAGGTATATGCTTCTTCCTCCCAACTGAATATAAATTCGCGTATCGAGCTCGCAGCGTAATCGAGAAACAACGTCGCGCCATCTATGTTGACCGGCTGCACTGTGCTCGAGCCGAATCGTGTCTGGTTTTTTACTGTGATATTCGCTGGAGTGATCGGACTTGCCGTTATATAAAACTCGCCACCCTTAGTGAATATCTGCAGATGCCTTGATGGCATCAATGAAACGATACCGTTGATCTGGTTGGTGTCCAGGGTAACGTCTATCGCCTCGTCATCCAGACCTGTACCCACATCGAAATTAAAAAAGTCAGCAATCTGTGATGCCCATAGCGTCTGTGGCCTGGACTTCGAGGCGCCGAACCATAGCCGCTGCTCGAAGAACGTAACCGTTTTCGGCCAGCCTTTGCCAGAACTCCACACATCCACGGCACCTGATCCGAAATCAAACTGCGGGATATTGGTTAGCGTGATGTTCGAGAGAGTCCAACTGGTATGTGAACCACCCCGCACCAGCTTTGCCGGTTGATGGTCCTCATGGACGATTATCATGGTATCGGCGGACTGCGTGATGTTGAGCTCTTTAACCTGTGCCAAGGTATAGGTTGTCGTTACTGTCGCCTGGAGCACCCCGTCCATGTATACCTTAATAGCATTAAGTTGAAATGCCATCACATAAGTTTGTTCGACGTTGAATGAGAAGGTGAACAGTACAGTTTCCGCGCCCAGTGTTGCGGCGTATGCCATACCTGGTCGGCGCTTCAGCCCGCCCTGGGGCAGTGCTAATACATTGGTGCCAGTATCGCAGCCCTGGAAATACTGCTTTATGTCAACGCGGGCAGCCAGCCGCGGATCAAGGACCCCAGCGTTAAATGCTGTCTGCAGCGTGCGAACCCGAGGCACTAATCACGAACCTCTATAAATGGCGCATCGGTAATGCCATCAGCGGGTCGAGATTGTGAATCGGTATATTTTGCCCTCCGCAGTTGTACCTCGAAACGCTCGTTATACAAAACCCCGAGTGATCTGTTGCCCGTTACCGGAACCGCGAACTGGCTCGCCAGGTCGTACTCGAGCGCTTTTATAAAATACGCCGGCAGTCTTTCCTCTGCCGGTTTGAATATGTAATCCAATGCCACCGTCGCAGCATTGGCATAGAGCTTGTTCTCGTAAACTTCGTATTCAATGTCGGGATATGTCTTGATTCCCAATAGATAACCCGATGGCAATGAATACGCATAAGTCCATTCGTTCAGTGGTGTATCAACCAGCCTGGACAATTCCGACTTTGCTGCTGCAAAACGCCAACGATGGACAGTTAATAGAGCCTCATAAGTTGAACTGTAGAGATTGGCCGCCACTTCAGCACCAGCCCCCCCTTCCGTAAAGCTCTCAATCGTGCCGTGCCCGATCATCAGCAAGGCATTCGAGCACATATCGATGTCTGTTGCCATTTCTTTAATTCAAAAACGAAAGGGCAGGGCCACACGGATGCGACCTCTGCCCTCTCTGGTTGTGTCCCCCACAACGAGGAACCATTTTAACCGGCAGATGCCGATTAGTCCGTATCGGTTTCTACGATGACAGTACCGTCCGAGACATCAACAACGCTCGACGCATTTGAAAGCACGTTGACGAAATGCGTTGTGGGTGCATTTGTATCACACACAATAATTACGTCACGCACCTGCAAAAGATCGGCTGCGCTGTTGAAATAACCGGAGGTATTTACCGTCGCAATCGCGTCAGTGGTTGAATACATCCATAACCTCGGAGCATTGCCACCTGGGCCGACTTGATATAAGCCACTAGCTGCATAAGCCATGATTACCCCCGCTTACTGGTAAGAACAAGAAACGATGCCATCGCCATCACGCGACACCGCACCCGCTTTCATCACGCCGTTCACCAACCATGAGGTTTTCTGAGCGATGTAATTAACTTCGGTTTTGATGTCGATCCCGATAGCAAGGCCAAGTGAACTGTCGTGCCAGGCAAATCCTTCGATTGTGCTTGTCCCAGGCAGTCCGCCTTCCGTTCTTGATTCGATTATGTGCCATTGAAAACCCATCCAGGTATTAATTTCACCTGACATGAGCGCTTTCACGCTGTTGTAATCTGAGCTTGTAACAACTGAGATATTCAACAGGTCCTCTAGACCGTCAGCATTAACAGCAAAATGCCGATTGCCTGATGGCACGCCTTTGTCGTTGAGATGTTTCGATGCTTCGACAACTTTGGCGACCGTCATACCAGCGGAACCGTGGACAATGGTGCCCGCGGGGCTGGCTTCGGCTGCCAGGGCGTCGATAATCAACTGGTCGAGGCGGCGACCCAACGCACCCGCTACGGTCTGCGCTAGTTCTCGCTGCTCGTCAAAGTTGACCTCGGCTGCGTCGAAAATATCGGTGTACTCTGGTGCATTCCAGTTGCCTAGCGTGCAATTTATCAGAGAGTGTGAAACGTCCATCGGTGTCACATCCGCCTGGGTGGCCTTCTGATTAGCAAGGCCTTTTCCCATCTTACGGAATTTGTATATGTCACCGACCACGCCGTTTCGCACTGTGACGGTGTTGCGAAGCGAGCCAGACGTTTGAAAGGCGTGCTTTACATCATCGTCAAACTGTTGCTGGGCAACAGGAGACAGATTGATAGACATGAGTTGGTCCTCATTAAATGTCCAAAATTGCTCATCCGAAGATAAGCGCCTTTCAACATTCGGGTATCCGCACTAGCGGGCCGAAGTCTCACGGTGTTCGTACCGTGTGATCCGACTCCGTTCATGGGCTCGGAGGACCGAGGTATCCATTTCTGGAGTTACCAGCTCGAACTGTTACTGTCGTGGGCTCGAAAGACCTCTCGAGGTATCCACCGTGTCAGCTTTTGCCGGCAAGTAAGGAGATTGTATCTATCTAGTTGTGAATTTCAACTATTTACGGGGCAGTGCCATATAGTTCTG